CCAGAGATAGCATAAGTAGATTTATTTTGGTAAACTCCATCAATGAATACTTGGCTATTATTTTCATTTACAGGGTTGATGCTTAATGTCAAAGTAACGTCAGAGCCATCACCTGTCATAGTATCTATATTTAAGTTAGACCCAGACACACCCGCAGCTACTGAGTATACTACAAGCTTTCTACCGCTAACTGGAGCAGCACTTAAAGTCAGAGTAGTCGTACCACTAGCTGTGGCTATAGCATAAGCACCTTGTTCTTGGAAGACACCATCTATAAATACTATTAAATTGTTTTCTGATTCTGTGGATTGGCTCAAGGCAAATGCTGTTGTAGATCCATTACAAGTAAATACATCATGTGTAAAGGTATTAGTACCTCCACCACCTATCGCACCCCAAGCATCTGTATAGCCTTCAAACTGAGCTAAAGAACTATTGTATCTAAAATAACCTGCTGCTGCACTGCCGGGTCTTTGACCTGTCGTACCTACGGGGACATGCACAGCATCTGTATTAGCACCTAAGTCTAGTGAGACATCAGGAGAAGCTTGGTTAACACCTACTTTATTAGCACTTACATCAACAAAGAGTGTACCACTATCAACATTTAAGTCTCCTGAGAATGTAGCGGCTGCAAAGGTTGTAGGCACCATGTTAGCTGAACCATCAAAGTTTACACCACCAATAGTCCTAGCAGTTGTTAAAGTAGCTGCTGAACCTGTTGTATCTTGGTTGAGTGTACCTATTGTAAAGTCTAAAGTATTGTCAGCGTCTTGATAAGCTACTGTAATACCACTCTCAGTATTACTTGTTACCATTGCTCCTACAGTATCTGAAATAGTTTCTGCTAAAGATACACCAGCAATAGTAATTGCATCAGCTTCTAGTGTGCCGTCAATGTCTGCATCACCTGAAATATCTAAAGAGCCAGCATCTAATTCGCCACTGATTGTAAGGTTACGAACACCTGTGTAATCTTTATTAGAATCTAATATAACTGCTTTAGAAGCTACTGCTGTACCTACTGCGGTACTTCCAATGTCTAGTGCATTTAGTTCTCCTACAACGGCTGTAATGCCATCTAAGGCGTTTAACTCAGCAGCCGTACTGGTTACACCATCTAAGATGTTAAGCTCTGCTGCGGTGCTTGTAACGCCGTCAAGGATGTTAAGTTCTGCTGCTGTAGATGTAACGCCATCAAGGATATTAAGCTCTGCTGCTGTACTGGTCACACCATCAAGTATATTAAGTTCAGCCGCTGTAGATGTAACGCCGTCAAGAATATTTAACTCTGCGGCAGTAGACGTAACAGCAGTACTAGCAATAGAAAGTGCATCTGTTTCTAAAGTACCATCTATATCTACGTTACCTGAGATGTCTAAAGAAGCAGCAATGATTTCACCACTAGCGTTTATAGCGCCATTAATATCAATTGTAGTAGCAGCTATTTGAATCTCTGTATCTGCTACAATATCTAGTTGACCATCAGCACTAGAGTTAATAAAGATTGCTGAGTCACGAAACTGTACTTTATCTGTAGTAGTAAGCTCTACGTTTGTACCACTAGAAGTATTACTAAGTGCTAAGATTTCACCAAAGGTATCTACAGTATCTTGTTGTGCATCTACATAAGCCTTGATAGACTGTTGAGTAGCTAAAACTGTAGCACTATCAGAAGACATGTCATCTTCATCAAGAATGTTAGTAATAGTTACTGCCCCTGTTCCTGATAAAGAATTAAACTCTACTGCACCTGCAACATCTAGTGTACCTTCAATTAATAAAGAGTCTGCACTCTCATCCCATTGCATGTACTTACCAGACGTAGCACCAAAGAACTTAACATCTTTACCTGTGTCATCTACACCTACAGTTACTGTACCGTCAATCTGTACGTTACCATCTATGTCTACTACATCTAAGTTTGTAGTACCAGCAATATCTACAGCACCTGACACATCTAAAGTAGCTGCATCTAGCTCACCTGTAAGTGTAATGTTTCTAAAGCCTGTAATATCTTTGTTAGCATCCACTACAACAGCCTTAGAAGCTGCTACAGTACCTGCTGTAATTGTGTCTATAGTTTCTAACTCAGCTTCAGTAATGACTGCACTGCCTATTGTAAGGCCACCTACAGTTGCTACGCCTGTGACACCCAAAGTACCACCTACTGTTACGTTACCTGTAGTGGTTACTGTGTCAATAAAAGAATCTTTAAAGTATAAACTAGAAGTACCTAGATCTATGTCTGAGTCTGTGACAGGAGCAATAGCTCCGTTAGCCATAGTAAACTGAGCAGTACCACCAGATGTGAAAGACAATACGTCTGCTGCGCTAAAGAATAAGCCAGCGTTAGTATCACCTGTGTTTGTTAGAGAAGGAGCACCAGCAGAACCATCTGCAAGGCTTACAATACCACCTACAGTTACATTGCCTGTAGTAAGAATAGAATCAATAAAAGCATCTTTCCAATAAATACTAGACGTTCCTAAATCTAAATCACTATCAGCATTAGGAACTAAAGCACCATCTTGTAATACCATTTGTTTTGCAGCAGCACTAGAAACTTCTACATAGAATTCCCAAGTATTACCTGATACTACAATCTTATTAAGAAAGTCTAAATCACCAATCTTAGGAATGTTACCACCTTGTCCAGCAGTACCATCGTGTCTGTGTCCTGTAGTACTAGCATTAGATGACGAGTATGCAAAAGAATTTACAACTTGATTAAATTCATTATTGAATAATGCTGCTGTAATTGTATCGCCATCTGCGAAGGAACTTTGCCGTGTATAATTCTGAGCCATTTATTATCTCCTGCCTGAAGGCATATAATCTATGTAAATACCATTTACAGCATATGCTGCTTTTTGATCGTCGCTAAAAACTCTAAAGCTACAGGTATTTCCAGAGCCTTCTAAAGTGATCCTTTCCATAGGGTCTTTTGTTGCTCCAAATGTAATAGCGCCTAATACAGATGTTCCAAAAAGAGCAGGTAATGCAATAGTACTAATTGCAAAAGGTTCTGGTTGAGGTACTTGATTATCTTCGTAGTCGTATCTAACTCTAAAGCTTGGCAGTACTTCACCTTCTGGGCTAAAAGAAACTCTTGCATATTTAAGAGTCTTACGTGTACCTACATCACCAAAGTCAAAGTTAGGTGTTTCGTATACAGCTTCTATATCTGTGGCAGAACCACCGTCAAAAAAAGAAGTACCATTTAAATGATTGTAAATAAAACCATCTCTGTCCCCATGAATTACTTTTTCAACTCCATCTTTATCTAAGTCAGATACAAAGCCTAGAGCTTGGATACCTAGTGTTTCTGACCAAGCATATCCTTGTGAAGTAAAAGTACCTATAATACCTTTAGAAGAAGAAGGGCCTGTTTCTGTTTTACTATAAAAAAGTCTATACTGAGACTTACTACGCAAGACACCACTTGTAATTATTAAGTCTGGGTCAAGAGCTATTTCAGATATAATTTTTTGAATAGGTCTACTTACAGAGCTTAACTCTACGTCACCAATACGAGACGTACCTGCAATAGTACGAATACCGTCTGGTGCTAAGAATAGAACATCACCACCAATTTCTTGGATGCTACCACCATTTACACAGCCTACGTTAGTTGTGATAGGTACAACAGCAACAGTACTAGAATTATTTATGTTCACAAGTTTATGAATACTGTTCTTGCAAAAGATAATTAAATCACTACGGAAACTTGCTAGTCCTACTACAGCATCTGAAATAACAATACTTCCTGATCCTGTACTACTGAAGCTATCAATGTCATTTGTACCACTAAAATAAATAGTGTTCCTAGCTGTGGAAGCTCCAGCAGCTACAAAGTGTTTATCGTGTATCACACCAAAGGCTGGTCCTACAGTGCTGTCTACTGTAATTTCTTTTGCAAAAAAAGTTCTACTTGTTAATATACCTGTTCCTGTCATTTGAAATAAGAAAGGCTCATTGACTCCATCACATATTATTAACTCA